CATTTTCCCTGGAGTAGATTTTTTCTGTCAGGCAGCAAATGTTCCAGATGTTTCTATGCCAACCATTGATGTACCATCCCCATTTAGATCTCTACCAATTATACCAGGAGGTGGAGTATCTTTTGGAGATCTTAATTTAACATTTATTATTGATGAAGATTTAAAAAATTACATATCAATTCACAATTGGATCCGTGACAATGGAAATGCAGACCAAATGAAAACAACGGAAGAATACCCAAAGTATTCTAATGGTCAACTGCATATTGTTACATCTCAATTCAATCCACATTTTGTTGTGGACTTTCAAAATATATTTCCAATTCAACTATCTGGAATGTCATTTGATGCTAGAATGACTGATGTTGATTATCTTACAGCAGAAGTAACATTTAAACATCAACAATTTTTTATTCGTGATAAAAACTTTAAGATCTTATGAATTTTGAAACTCTACATAATCGATTCAACAAACTACGTGAAGAATGGGCAGAAGATAGCGCAGTAGATTTTCAGTTCAAGAACAAACAGTATACCACAGATCTTGGGCAACTTGCGTTAGACATCCCTTTCCAACACAATAAATACTTAAACCATTACACTGATATCTCACAGATCAAAACTTCTCTGGAGTTTGAAATCAGAAAGCTTGTAAAAGAAAAACGCGAATACTACAGCGGTGAAGCTGATGCTCGTGTTTACGCAGAAAAACCTTTTGGCGGAAGAATTCAGACTTCCGAAAAAATGAAGACATACCTAGAGAGTGATGATGATGTTATCAATCTAGAGGCAAAGATAAAGTATTTGGATCAGATGCTTTATTGGTTGGATCAGGTTATGAAGCAGATTTCAAATAGAGGGTTTCAGATCAAGAGTGCCATTGAATGGGAGAAATTTATTAATGGACAATAATGACCCTCTTATCTGTAAAGAAGAAGAACGAAGTATACGTTACTATCCAGTCTACAGAGCCTCATGTTCACATGGAGCTCTCGGACTATTTTACTTTTGAAGTTCCAGAAGCAAAGTTTCTAAAGAAAAACCCACGTTACAAATACTGGGATGGAACTATTCGTTTGTATTCTCCTGGAACTGGAGAACTTTACGGTGGACTGATGAAGCACCTTGAGGTGTGGGCAGCGGAGCGTCAATACACTATACAATACGAAAAGAATGATTGGTATGGAGATGTTCAGGAAACTAATGATTTTGTGTCTCTTGCTGGCATCAAAACCTTTATGGATAAGATCACCAGAGAAGGAATTACTCCAAGAGAATATCAGTATACTGCTGTTTATGAAGCAATAAAAAATAATCGCAAACTTTTACTTTCTCCTACGGGGTCTGGTAAATCTTTGATGATCTATTCCCTCGTCAGATACTATACTGCTACCAACAAGCAAACGCTCATCATCGTCCCTACTACGTCCCTCGTAGAACAAATGGTCAATGACTTTAAAGATTATGGGTGGAATGCCGATGATCATGTGCATAAGATTTACTCTGGTAAAGATAAGAATACTGATAAACCAATTATTATTTCGACTTGGCAATCAATCTATAAGTTTCCCAAAAGGTACTTTGATGATTTTGATTGTGTAATTGGTGATGAAGCACACCTATTCAAGTCTAAATCACTCACAGGTATTATGACAAAACTTCATAATGCAAAATATAGATTTGGATTTACTGGCACCCTTGACGGTAGTAAAACACATAAGTGGGTATTAGAAGGTTTATTTGGAGATTGTGAACGTGTAACAAAAACAGATGATTTGATACGTGAAGGGCACCTATCTAAATTTAGGATCAAAGTACTGTTATGTAAACATGCTCCACAATATTTTGACACATACCATGATGAAATTGAGTATCTAATACAACATCGTGGAAGAAATAATCTGATCAAAAATCTTGTCAAAGATATTGATGGTAATACACTAGTGTTGTTTAACTATGTGGAGAAGCACGGGGAACCACTTTTTGATTTAATAAATAGCACAATAGATCCCAAACGAAAGACATTTTTTGTTCACGGCGGGACTGATGTTGAAGATAGAGAACAAGTCCGACAAATTACTGAAACTGAAAACAATGCTGTGATCATTGCTTCATACGGTACTTTCTCAACTGGCATCAACATTAAAAGACTACACAATATTATCTTCGCTTCACCAAGTAAATCGCGGATCAGAAATTTACAATCTATTGGACGTGTATTGCGTAAAGGAGAAGGAAAAGATATCGCTACCTTATATGATATTGCTGATGATATCGGTGGACAAAATTATACACTGAAACATCTAAATGAAAGAGTTAATATTTACAATGAAGAAAACTTTAAGTATGAGGTTATAAGAGTAAACTTACGCGCAAATTAAATATGGAAGAAGAATTTTATGCAACATTAAAATTGATTTCTGGAGAAGAGGTAGTAGCAAAAGTTTGCTATCTTCCAGAAGAAGATAAACTCATTCTTGATAGACCACTTATGGTTGAAACAGCAAAACAAAAGAAGGGTCAACTTGAAATTACTGGGTTTGCATTAAAAGAATGGATCTCTGCTACATTTGATGAAATGTTTATTATCAAACGAGATCACATTATGACAATGACTGAGTTAGATGAAACTATTGAGGAGTTCTACCTCAAAACAGTTAAAAAACTTGAAGGTGCTAAGTCACTTGCTGGTAGAGGCAACAAACTTCCACGTCGAGCAGGATACTTAGGTTCAATCAATGAGATGAAAAAATCTCTAGAAGATATCTATAAAAAAAGCTAAAGTTAACCTTGAACCCTTAACAGAGTTATTGTACTAAGTTTCTGAGGTTCTGTCAAGCCCCCTTTACATTTGACTTACGCCATGCTACACTTGATACAGATAATGTGAGAAAACCGTGATTACAGCAGTAATGACCAGAAAAAAGCAAACCGAAAATTACGTTAACAACAAAGAGTTTCTTGCTGCGATCACTGAGTATCGAGCAAAGGTTATTGCTGCAAAGGAAGCAAATAAACCTCGCCCCCGAGTAACAAATTACTTGGGGGAATGTTTCTTGAAGATCGCTACTCACTTATCTTATAAACCAAACTTTGTCAACTACATGTTCCGAGAGGACATGATTTGTGACGGAATTGAAAATTGCTTGCAGTACATTGATAACTTTGATCCTGAAAAATCGACCAACCCGTTCGCCTATTTTACTCAAATTATCTACTACGCTTTTCTCCGCCGTATACAGAAGGAAAAGAAGCAACTTGAAATCAAAGGAAAAATCCTTGAGAGATCAGGATATGACGAAGTAATGCACACAGACACATTTGATGGTACAATGTCTGGCATGAATGCTTCTTATTCTGACATGGGTAGCATCAAAGAAAGTATTGAAACACGAATGAACCGATGAGTGATTATGAATGGATTGATGAATGTTTCCGTGTCGAACAGAAACGCTTTGGAACTTGGACTAGCTACGATAAAGAAGGTCAGGGCATCCTCACCACACTTAGTAAGGAACACCTTATCTCTGCGAGCCGTTGGTATCTACGAGCAAAACAAGAAGGGTTCCCTGACCCAACTATTCAATACGATGGAACTGTTGGAGGCAAATTATGAAGATCGCACTGATCACTGACCAGCACCTCGATGGTCGCAAAGGATCTCTGGCATTCTGGAATTTCTTTCAGAAGTTCTATGATGAGGTATTCTTTCCTACACTAGAGAAGAAGAAAGTTACTCACATTATTGACCTTGGAGATACCTTTGACAATCGCAAGTCAATGGATTTCAATACATTCCATCGTGTAAAGGAGAATTACTTTGATAAACTACAAGGTTACAAAGTTCACATGCTTCTTGGTAATCATTGTACTTATTACAAGAATACCAACCGTATCAATTCACCTGAACTCTTATTGGAGAACTATTCAAACATCCGCATTTATGCTTCACCAGATCATCTTACAATAGGTAGTAAAAAGTTTCTGATGTTGCCTTGGATCAACGCAGAGAACCGTGATGATGTTTTGAAGCTACTTGAAACTTCCGATGCTGATATTTGTTGTGGTCATCTGGAACTCAATGGATTTGAAGTTACACCTGGAATGACGATGGATCATGGCATGGATGCTGGTTTGTTTCATCGTTTCCATCGTGTGTGGTCTGGACATTTCCACCATCGATCAAAGAAAGGGAACGTTCAGTATCTTGGCAATCCTTATCAGATGTATTGGAATGATTACAAGGACACCCGTGGATTTCATATTTACGATACTCAAAGTGATAAACTTGAGTATATCCCAAACCCATTTGAAATCTTTGACAAGATCATCTACGACGACACGAAAGCAGATTACAACAAACAAGATGTGTCTGATTATAAAGACAAATACATCAAGATCGTTGTTGATGAAAAACGAGACTACCAAATGTTCGAAACACTGGTTGATCGTCTTTACAA